CCCTAGTACCGAGAGAGTACATGGTGCAACCAGCTGCTGCGGCCATGATAGCCATAGCAGCGGTAATTTCAGACACGTCAGCGCCAGTGTCGCCAGCGAACGGTGCGTTGAATTCTTCAGCAAGGACAGTTTCCGCCACGAACCACGGCTCAACCACGTCTACCGCGATGATCGAGTTACCAACATACAGGAACATGTATTCCTGCATGCAGTGATCGACCAGCGTTTCGGGTGGATTGACGTTTCGCCAGCCAGATTCTGTCATCTGCTTGTGTAACCAACGTAGCGCAGCAAGCACGTCTTTTCTGACGGATGCTTCTGAGTCCATATAGTGAGCCAATTGCCCGTTTTCGATCAGGTAGATCTTAACGGCTGACATACGCTTCACCTATGCGGGCAAGCACGCACTGGACACCAAGCTTGAAAGCTGCCTCGTCTTTATGGCTGTTGCCGTTGATAACAGGCGCACCGAAGCTAGCACAAAACTTCTTGTACACTTCTGGAGCCATTACCCACACCTGTTCCTTAACTACTACAGGCTGTTGTACTGCTTCCAATTCAAATCGTAGACCATCTGCTTCTTTACGCAGAGCTACTGCTTCCTCTGACTTGATTGCCAGTCGCTCTTGGTAGGATTCCAGCTCATGTTTCATAAGCTCGTTGGCTTTTATGAACTGTTGTACAGCAGACTGGTACTGACCTACTGATAGGTCATAGTTCTGTATTACTTCCTTTCCTACGATTGACAGTAACTTACGTTTCACACTGTTGCAGATAGATGAAAACATGTGATAAATCTCCGTAGTCCATATAGTGAGCCAATTAGCCGCAGAAGAAATACTGCGACTGATGAACCAGATTGATGTCGAGTTCACCCACGGCGGGCAGCTCTGCTTGGATTCCGTGCAGGTCTTTGAACTCTTGCAACGGGTTATGGTTGGTGTACATGTCAACGAAAGTCTTGCGGATCAGCTCGTGCAGCTTTGCAACGTCAGGAGCGAGAGCGCCGTAATCGTCGTGAATGAAAGCCAAGTGACCAAGACCTGCCTCCTCCGCCGCGCAAATAAGAGAGTGCATATGTGCAGCATCACAGCTATGCACAAAGTTAGGAGCAATGCCATTACGGTGGCCACGCTTATCCACCTCGGCGCCCATTGCGCCAACCTTGATCTGAATGCGAACGTCGCCCAGCAGCCGAGTGTTGATCCGGGTGGACTCCACCTTGTTGTACCGCTGGCGGACAACGAATCCGTTCGGCGCTCTCCACGTTGGCAGAGCCTCGCCGTTGAGGATCAGCTCGTCGCTAGCGTCTTGCAGCCACTTCATCGCCTCCGGCGCCTTGACCACCACGTCAGCAATGGCCTGCCACACCTTGTACGACAGCCAGCTACTGGCCCGGTTGTACTCATCCTTCATGAATTCAGGCGCTTGGCCCTTCTTCAGGTACTCCTTGAGGATGAACTCGGCGCAGCTGAACCGCGTCGATCCGTAGGGCAGCGTCATCACCGACCGCTTGACCAGACCACGGGATAGGGTGTGCGTCTTCCAGCGTTGTGCTATTGCTTGATCGTCGTCCGGCGCTTGGCTAACCAGTTCAGCGGTACGGACAGCCACGAGAGCGTAAATGTCTTGTTTGCGTAGTGACGGAACGAGGTTCGTCGCCACACCGCCAGCCTCATCACGCAGCATTGCTGAGAAATGTTGAAGCCCATTGCAGCTCCCATCTTGGCCGAGCGGAAGCCTAGTCTGAAATGACTGCGGATATGCACGCCAGTCAGCGTACTCGTAGCACCACGCCAAGAATTGGAATGGACAGTCAGCCTCTGCCCATTGTCTATGAGATACAGGGTCTGCCGCGATAGCGAGAAATAGCTCATGGTTTTCGTCTACCCACTGGATGCGTTCCTGTAGGCTGCCCTTGTCGTTCCCGAACCGGCTGGATGCCGCGAGCTTGAACCAGAACTGAGCGTCCACAGTGTTGATAGGGGCGCCGTCGCAAGCCATCAGGAGCGCCTTCTGGAGGTCGCTACCCTGCGGGCTGACGCCGCTGGTCATGGCGTACATCCGACCACGGAAGTCGAACTGGTACACGAAGTAGAGCGGCTGGCCACGGAACTTGCGGGCAACCCGCAGAGCCTCGTAGTACCGCCCCCACTGCACGCCACGGATCTTTGTCTCGGTGTGCCACTCCCTGACGCTGGCCTTCCACGATTGGAACTCAGCGAGCTGCTCAGGGTTCATAGCCTCCTTGCCCATGTCCTCGTCCAGCCACTCAGGGCGGTCAGGCTTTGGCATTTCCGCCTGTGACAGCACCTCGCCCACGTCGAAGTATTTGCTGACCAGATCCACCGCGTCGAGGATACGGCTGTTGATGGCCCACTTGTCGCGCTGTAGGCGATTCAGGGCACGCAAGGAGCTGGGTGGTATATCGGCCTCATCCTCGACATACGGCCTGCCACGGACGCAGCAGGGGCTCTGGCGGCGCATGTCGTCCGTGTGGAACCCGCCGTCGTTTGGGCTCACCCAGTCACGGGGTGGCTCAATGCAAGGCATTACCATCGGAGAACCGCCCGCAACAAACTCGGTGATCTGCCCGATCAGCCCCTTGATGTCGTCTGCCACGTCGATGAGGAGGGTCGGCTTACGGCGCAGGACGACCTGTGACAGGGATACCAGCCCGATGTCACGGGCGAGGTATAGAAGGATACTGCCCACGGCGGCACAGTCCTCAGTCGTCCATACAGGCAGCGCTATGCCATTGCTCTCGGCCTCCCGCTTGAACACCACCATCCGGTGCTTTTCGCTCTTGGTCATGCGGCGTTCAAAGTCGTTAACCAGCGTGTAGTACAGCTTGGGGTTGATCTCCTCAAACTCCGTTAGCAGCTTCTCGCCGTACACGGAGCGCCCCAGCTTACTGGCCATCGCCGTGAGGCGGTTGTCCTCGTCGGACACGCAGGCCAGCACGGAGCGCACCGTGATGAACGACAGCACTAGCGGGTCGAAGGTACGCAGGAAGCCTTTGCCCCGCGCCCGTGGGCCGCTGCCGTTGTCGGCGCAGTACTCCTTCACCAGCTCAGCAAGAGGCAGGACGAACCGCCGATACACCGCTTGGGCATACGGGTTGTTGTGCGCCTGCCCTTTATCCTCGTTGTTCTCGATGTGACGCAGGGCTCGTGCCCGGCCACCGTCCAGCATTTCTTGCTCAAGCTCGATCTGGTTCATTCACTAGGCTCTGTCTTGTCGTGTCGGATTCGTTGGAAACGTGGTTCGCGGAGCTGCTCGTCTGGAGTTAGTCCGAGTGCGTGTACTTCAACAATACGACCAATGAGGAGTTCTGGAAGCTTTCGCTCCTCGTTCGTAAGGCGGCCACCGCCGACCGGTACGATTGCACCGCGCCACTCAACGAGTAAGGCGCCGACCATACCTTCAAACTTACCCTTACCCCATTCAATACCAACGCACCGAAGGTCAACGCTGATGTGATCCTTGACCTTGATCGTCTGACCTTTCTTGCCGTCGCCCGCAGTCCAGTCACCACCGTATGCTTTTGCAACATAGCCATCTGTGCCAAAGACATGGCCCCACTCCCGAAGCTGCTTGATGCCGTTGTCGGATTCTTCCAGCGCCGCATCCGAGTAGACGAACGTGTGGGCCAGCTGGACCTTGTTGTCGCCGGTGTGATTGCGGACGCCGTGGGCATTGGACAGACGCAGCCACCGCGCCCCATAGCATACGTTGTCAACACCGCACATGAACTCCCGCATCGGAACGTAGTCGAACAGTTTGTACACCAGCTGCGACTTGGAGCGGTCGTCGCTGTACTGGCGGCGGTACATCCCGCTGATGTCCTTGAACTCCATGCCCGCTGACCACACCTCACCGAAGTATGCGCCGTCCGGGTAGTCCTTGTCGATCAGCTCTTGCAGGATGTGGGCACAGGACAGGACGTTGTTCCCTTCCCGGCTGTACATCTGGGCACTGTCACCGCGCTTCAGCACGATACCCATGCAGCCGTCGTACTTGATCTGCCACAACCACTTGTCCGTGCAGACAGATTCGATCCGCTTCTTGGCTTCAGCGCACAAGTTGCGGAACTCAACTGGCTTATGTACCAGATGGCGGCGGGCCGGGAGATCAAAGAAACTCATAACCAGCGTCCTCCGCATCCGATTTCAGTTCTTCGTACTGCTCTTGGGTGATTGCACCACCGCGCCAAGCAGCATCTACATTCATCAGTACGGCCCCGACCGCAGTGTCATTCTGAATGTCGATGGCACATTGCAGGCTGTCGGACAGCCCACGGAATACTGGGGTTTGGAAACACTCTTGCATAACTTACTCCTGATAACCTGTGTATTTGCGCCATTGAACTTTCGCACCGTTAACTAGGAAGCCCCAAGTTCCACGGTACTTGCCGGTAATGAAGATTGTCCACGCACCACCCGGCTGTAACTTCTCGATGGTATGGTATTCACCGAAGTTTATCTTTGCAGTATCACCCGGAACCCGCTCGTATGTTTTATAGTACCCGTAACCCTTGAGACTATGTTGGTACTTAACTAGTCTCTTTTCTGTATATCCACCCTTGAGTATGATGGTACGTGCATTCCATGGATGGTCATGCAAGTCGCGGGCATCGTCCGGCAGGCAGATATGGTGAATGCGGATACTGATAGGGAACCGATTGTGCTTGCCGCTGCTCTCCGGCTGGTATGGATTGAACAACCAATACCGCTCCATATACACACCCTTTGGGTGGTGGATGTGGGTGTAGGGCGTCTTCATTGCTCGACGGATTAGCCAGTCGGCCACGCACGGCGTCGAAACTAGCCGTGCTATCAGTTTCCAGAACATGGTTATTTGCTCTCGTGGTACTTGGTTGAGAGGAACAGCGCGTTGCAGCACAGGTGATCCCAGTGAGGCAGGCCGGACTCTGGGTCCAGCTCCTCGCCGCGCTCGATGGCATGCAGGTGGCGGTACAGGGCGTCACGATAGCGCTCCTCACCATTCTCCACCTGCTTCCAGCTGTGTGCTGCATACTTCTTGGCACCGAAGCCGAGCACTTCCACGACGCCAGCCAGCGCCGAGGCACAGCCCTGCATCATAAGTGACCATCGGCCCTTGCCGCCGTCGAACTTCAGGCCAGCTCCACGCTCACTTGGTTGAGGTATACGTCGTGCGAAGACGCAGTTGTCCACCTGTTTGTCAGTCATGCAACCGCACTCATCAGACGCCAGTGAGCAGCATACGGCGAGCTTCTGGGGAGTTGAGCAGCTTGCGCCCTCGCAGCCAGCCACCGCAGCCTTTGCAGTGGTAGCGCTGATAGACGCCGACATCGGTTTTGTATGTTCCACGTTTCTCGATCTCCTCGCTACCGCAGCGGTTGCAGCACGGTGCGTCTGGGTTTATGTACAGGCCGTAGTTCGGGTGTCCCTTCATCCACGGCAGCATGATGAGGTACAGTTCTTCCATCGACGTAACGTCTTGGATGTTGTACTTCTTCATGGAGCGCCACGCTTTCGGGTTACCCTTCAGGCACTCCTTCCACAGCTCAAAGCCGGGGAACTCATTGTGCTTGATCTTCTTCACGCTGCACAGCTTGTCGGTCATGTATTCCAGCTTGTTGCTGGTGAACCCGAAGCTGGACTTGGCCTGCTCCAGTGTATCGACGATCTTGTACGGCGATGGTGGCGGGAACCCGTTGAGGATGAACCGGGCGTTGATCTTCTTGGCGTCGAAGCGGCGGCCGTTTTGTGCCACAATTACGTCAGCTTCGTCAAGAAACTTCCATAATTCTGCCAGCATAGCGGTGTCGTCTTCATCGTCCCACGACTTGCGCTTGTCGGTGTAGTGGATCTTGGGATCACCAAGCCACTTGAAGCAGTACGACAGGATGTACCAGTCGCGCTCAATCATGTTGAGTCCGACGTTGTTCATCCACAAGCCCCACACCGCAGCGCGGATGGGTGCAGTTTCGATGTCGAGTAAGCCGATCTTGATGGCTGGTTTCATGTTGCCTCCGTCTTGGATTTGGCACGGGTCTTCCGTGCTTTTTCATTCCGAGCGAGGCGCTTCTCGTCAGTTGTTTTGTAGGTCGGGTGAAGCAGGTTGGTTGGTCCCAGCTTGTGGGTATGGAGGTACTGCGCCACGCCCCCAAGGAACGCAGCGAAGGCACCGAAGTCGGACAGTCCATACCGGCCTCGGTTGTTCTCCAGCTTGCCAAGCATGGCGTTGCACCCGCTGCACAACACACCTCGTATCCAGCCATTTGTATGGCAGTGGTCGAGGCATGGAGTCTTGGGTGGTCTGCCGCACAGGGCGCACTTACCAGCCTGCCGCTGCAACAGAGTAGCCCGAACGGTGGCCACTCCTGCATACGTCAGCTTTTGCATAGGGCTTCCGCCTCCTGCTTCATTTGGGTTACGCGGGCCATCAGCCTGTTGAATGCTGGCTGCATGGTTCGCTCCACGAACGGCCCGAGATACCTCAGGCAATCGTCAATCTCTGCTGTTGCATCGCGGCGCATCCAGAGCAGCGCCATCTGCTCGGCCAAGGCATCTGGCCAACCGTCACCATAGTAGGTTCTATACAACGCACCGACCACGGAGAATGCTTTGTCGTTGTCCTGCACGTCGTTCATCTGCATGAACTTCTCGGCAGTCTTCTCGCCCATGAGCTTGGGCTTACCACTGACGCAGTACTTCGGCAGGCCGGGTATGCAGTCCACGCCGTCACCCATCAGGCACTGAAGCCAGAAGAAGTACTCGCCGTGGATGTGCCCGTCCAGTGCGTCGATGCGGAAGGTCTTAGGCGCCACGAACGTGAGCAGCCAAGTCTTCCAGTCGATGTGCCAGCCGGGGATCATGCGCCAATCTTTGTCAGCACAGGTCAGGACAGCCAGCTGCGGGCCGAGTACCATTGCGTGGTATGCAGCGCCGTCGTCAGCCTCTCTATCTCCCCACGTCTTGACCTTGAACATACCGCCGCCACCTGACTGCATCCACTCGCGGAGGTACGCCCAGTTCTTCGGCTTGTGGCCGGTGCGTTTGAACTGGTAGCCGTTGATTGTGGCAATGGCATATCGCATCCCCTTGGTTGAGCTGTCATCGGTAAGGTGTACAACGATCTTCTCGCAGCCACTCAGGATACGCATTCGTTCCAGCCGCTCACGGGCTGCATCACGAGCTTCACCCGGTGACGTGTTCTCGTTACCGCCGCAGTAGTAGGCGAGGTAGTCGCCATCCGCCAGCAGTGTCCGACCCGGCACAACAGCCGGGACAGGCAGAGCTTGAGGCATCGACTGCTCAGCGGCAGCTCTGGCCAGAGCCTCGGCTACCGCATCCATCACAGGCCAGCCAGCGGATCTTCATCTGCCGCAGTGCTCGGGGCATCCGTGGTACTCTGCGTAGCAGACTCCACATTCGTCACAGCCGATTCCGAGCTGGCAAGGGGATCGCTCGACAGCGGGCTGTCCGCCAAGTCCAGAGCTTCCTCGCCGAGGATCGCTTTGATTGGGCTGGTGGCAAAGTTCTTCGCCTTGCGGATCGTGTCTTGGAAGCGGTTCTTGCTGCGGGCAGGACGCGCTGGCTTGCCGTCCTTCGCTGGCACAGCCTCGTACTCGCCGTCGATGTAGATCAGATCCCACATTTCTTTGCATGCGTAGTCCCACAGGAATACCTTGTTGTCTGCATCAGCACGGGCCGGGGCAGGTACTGGCACCTTGGTCTGGTTCTCAGGGTCGAGCGGGTCGCCCTTGATAACCACTGGTGCGGTGAAGTTGTAACCGCTTGGACCTTTGAAGGTGGCGTACTCCTTGTCACCCTTCTTGTCCATGTACACGGTGCCGAGGAAGTGCTTGCCCAGCAGCTGTGTCATGTGAGTGGCTTGGCCATCGTAGTTCAGCTGGTTGAACACCTTGAAGAAGTGTGCCTTCTCGTTGGTGGACAGCTTCTCGGTGATGGTCAGGCGCTTGCAGACCAGCTTGCCCTCAACCATTTCACCCTTGTTGACGCCGCCGTTCAGCTCAAAGATCAGCGATACATCGTTGCTGTCATACGGTGGCTTGCCGGGAATCTCGTGCTTCTGGATGCCCAGCTCGATGTAACCTATCAGGGTCACGATGGACAGACCAGCCTTCGGTTGCTCGTAGTCGCCGCCACCGGCAGTAGCTACACGCTGGTCGTTCTGTTCTGCGGCCTTGGCCAGTGCTGCTGCGATTGCTGCTTGTGCTACGTTGCTCATGCTGCCACCTTCATATAGTCTTGACGGAGTTGTTCACGGTAATGTTTAGCACGATCCTTGACGCCGGGAATGTCGGCCTCCTCAATCATGCTGGCGCCCCATGTAGTTTCAGATGGGACGTGGACTGGCTGGTGCCAGCCGAAGTAGTACTGCATGAACTCCGATGCGGATTCCATGCAAGCATGCAGCAGTG